ACAAATAGAAGAAAGTATTGTATCTTTGTTGAAGAATTACAAAAAACCGACTATGACCAAGAAAGACTTATTGGAACAAGGTACCAAAGAGGCACCTGTTAAGACACCAACAAAGACTCCTTCAAAACCTGATAGGAAGACACCTTATCAACCAAAACACAGACCAGCCCCTAAAGCGGGTGATACTAAGACTGCACCGACAAGAACTAAACCTGGTACTAAAGAAAAACCAGGTAAGAGCACACCTTATCAACCAAAACATAGACCAGCCCCTAAGGCAGGTGAAACACAAGAAATACCAAGTTTCCTTAAATTTGACAACTTAAATATAACATTTAGAGATGAGTAAGAAATTGAAAGAACAGATAGAATATGATGGTCCTGAAAGAATGGCACCAGATATTCAAGGAAAATTAGAAAAGGGTGAAACCCCTATGTCTGATAACCCTGCGTTACCACGCAAGGACGATGACGAAATGGATAACTCTTTTGAGCAACTTATCGCATCTAAAAGATTTAAAGATGTTGTAGAGAAGGTTAAAAGGTATACGGGTATGCGAGACGTAAGTCAAAATCAACTTATGAACTTGCAAAGAATGTTAATGGGTGCCGTTCAAGAGGTAAAACAGATAGAGGCCAACAACGAAGGTTATTTGGAACAATTGGCGGTTGATTTGGTTAAACAAGAATTATCCATTCCTGACGACGCGTTTCAATTTGATGTAGAGTTGACATCGATGCCAGGTTTTGAAAAGTTTGATTTGGAGAAAGCTAAAAGAAGGTTTATCAACTCTCTAATTCAAGGAGCATCTAAAAAAGGACATTATATGTTCCACTTGGTTGAAGAACAGTTAAATTCAATTAACCCAAGATTACTTAATCTTTATGGTGTGTTAATGTCGATTAACGATTTGTTATATTGGATTTTACCTGACGAAATGGTTATGTCTGCAGCACAAAGTGGACAAGGTATGGAAGGTAAAGAAGAGGTTGATGAAACCACTGACCCACCAACAATTAAAGCCAAGGGACTATTCTTCCCTATTTTAGTACATGAGATAGTAAAAGGAGTGTATGAGGTTATGGGTACTCAAGGATTACCTGACGACCCTAAAGCTGCCGAAATGGTAATGGCTTCTCAAGATACTTTACCTTACGAAATATGGGATTTACGTTTGGGACCTGTTATTTGGGAGAAATTCACTCAAGCATATCCTGATAAGTTATATGAAGATGATATGAGAGAAATTCAAAATTATTTATTCTCTCGTTTCTCAGCACTGACTACTGAAGAATTCTTTGAGGTTGCTAAGATGATTATGTCAGGTTCAGACGAAGGAAAACAGATTGTATCCAAAATGGTTGATGAGATTATTGACGAACTTAAATCTCAAGATTATGAAGATGCGATGTCACAATTCGATGATGATGATGACGATGATGATAATGGTCTTGCTGGTTTCTTGGATGATTTGGGTATTTCCTTATCATAAACTACACTTATTATGAGTAGATGGCATTATCGCGTGAACAAGTACTTTTGGAATATGCAAAATGTGTTAAGGATACACCTTATGCACTAAAGACATATCTAAAAACTTACGATAACACTCAATCTCAATTCGTACCTTTAAGTTTATTTCCTGACCAAGAGGCTCTAATTAATGACTATGACGAGCATGAGGAAAATATTGCCTTAAAATATCGTCAGGCAGGTGTATCTACGGTAACCGCTGCATGGTCATCCAAAAAATTGGTTACCGCATCAAAGAAAAAACCTGAGAAGATTCTAATCATTGCAAACAAGTTGGATACTTCAATGGAATTTGCAAATAAGGTTAGGGGGTTTGTTGACCAATGGCCATCATGGTTTGGTGTTGGTTTTTCACAGGAAAAAAATTCACAAAGACACTTTAAATTAACGAATGGGTGTGAAGTAAAGGCTGTTGCAACATCAAAAGATGCCTTGCGTGGTTATACTCCGACCATTCTTATTTTTGACGAGGCAGCATTTATCGATGCCGATGATGACTTCTGGTCTGCGTGTATGGCATCACTTTCTACAGGTGGTAAGGTAATCGTTATTTCAACACCGAATGGTTTTGACCCAATTTACTATACCATCTACAATCAATCATTAAAAGGTATGAATGACTTTAAGATTACCGAAATGTTTTGGTATAGAGACCCAAGATATGCTAGTGACTTAAAACTACTTAAGGTGAAGGATGTGGTTCACTATATGTTAAATCGTGAAGATTATAATGATGATGAAATCACAATAGATTATTCACATATTAAGCCGAGAGAACGAGATTTTGATGAAATCAAGAAATATCTGTTGGACGGGTACAAACCCTATTCTTCCTGGTTTGAAGGAATGTCAAAAAAACTCAAGTTCGATAGACGTAAAATTTCGCAGGAGTTGGAATGTGTTGATGGGTCAACTATTGTTACTGTAAAAAATACTGAAACGGGTGAAGTTATAAATATTAGTATAGAAGAATTATACAATAAATTATAACGATACTGTCTTTTGTGTCATTCTCCTATATTTATATAGACATGGAAGACTTAATTAATAAGATAAAAAATACAGGATACTTAGAAAATCCTAAAATCGGATGTTACTTCCACAGTAAATACCCTCATTTATATCGTCAAATTTTAAACGAAACGAAAAGTCTTGAAGGTACCTATAAAATCAATACGACTTTGCGTGCTAGAGTTATTTTTATTTTAAATTACAATAAAAATCTTACATTACTAAAAAATGGTGATAAATGGAAAGGTTTTAATAGGGATATTGATGATTTTATTGCGAAATCAACTAACTCAGCTAAAAAAGGGTGGGATAATAGTAAATCAATTTTAAAATCAACTGATGTTATGTCTAAAAAAGAAACTATTAAAAAATTGAAATCGTTTAATGATAATGACATTTTTGGTAAGTCTAAAAATAGAATTTTAATTAAAAATAATCCAAAATTATATAAGTCAATTTATATACACTCGTCTCAAATAGATATTCTCAATAGGTCGTCAAAAAAGTTTCCATCAAGAATATTGTTCATTAGAGACTTCGATGGTGACATAAATAAATTATTATGTCCGGTCTGTAATAATGAATATTGTCTTTATAATGAACAAAAGAAACACTTTAATTCGGTTTGTAAAAAGTGTTACTACAAAAAAACACCTAAATACCCACAAAAAAGTTGGTTTAAATTTACGTATGGTAAAAATTGGGAATATGAGTATGAAAAAGATAGAAAAAAAATTTCAGAAATGAGGGTTAATAGTGAGAATTGGTTCATAGATAAATATGGGAATGAAATAGGAAGAGAAAAAAGAATAGAATATCTTAAGAATCAAGAAAAAAGAATTTCAAAACTAAAAAATAATGGGGTATCTAAAATATCTCAAGATTTATTTTGGAAAATATATAAAAAAATTAATAACAAGGAAGGTTGTTATTTTAGTGAATTGAATAAGGAAATATTATTACGGAATAATGATAAGATTTATTTTCCTGATTTTGTTTATGGAAATAAAATAATAGAGTATGATGGAAAATATTGGCACAATGAAGAATCTGATATTGATAGAAATAATTTTTATATCAATATGGGTTATGATGTACTTATAATTAGTAGTGATGAATATAATAGAAGCAAAAAATCAGAAGATATTGTAAATAAATGTGTTAGATTCCTAAATAATGAAGATTAATTCAAAATATGAAATATTAAGCCCTGAAGGTTTTGTCAAATTTAAAGGTGTTCAAAAGTTAAAAAAGAAAACTAGAGAAATCTTCTTTGATAGTGGATTAACCTTAAGGGCTAGTTATAATCATAAAATATACAATTTTGATGGTAAAGAAATTTTAATTAGAGATATTAAAATTGGTGATACTATTAAATCTCATGACGGATATCTTGTTGTTAATGATATAAAAGATTATAACTATGACAGTGATGTTTATGATGTTATAGACGCGGGTGAATTACATTTGTATTATACGAATAATGTTATATCACATAATTGTAATTTCTTGGGTTCAGGGGATAATGTCATCCCAAATGATACGGTAGAAAATATCAAACAAAACTTTATGAGACCACCTGAGAATAAGTTTATGGGTGGTGCATTATGGCAATGGAAGGAACCTGTTGCGGGTCATAAATAC